TTGACGGCACAATCGCTTTCTGAATAGCTGCCTTTACCCCAGCGGGTGTCAGGGAGTCACTCTTTTTCTCCAGCCCGGAGATGATAAAGTTGATATTCGATACCAACTGTGCAATCGTTTGTTTGGCAGCCCAGCTATCAAGGTTCTGTTGATCCAGCTTTTGTGTAGTCAAGATCAGCTGAGTCACAGTTACCTTGTAACAATAATCCTTGTCGCTTGCCTTAAGGCAGTCGTTGTCTTCAAGGAAGGCTGTCAGGGGTGCCGTCAGGCTAATGGGTGGGTTCGGGTCGGCCTTCTGGAACTGAGGTAGGACTGCCGTTAGATCCGACCTTGTTCTTTCCAGCTGGGACCTGTAGCTGTCTATCTCCACCTGTATTGCCTGCGCCTGAAGATATGTCGATGCTTCGTTTACCGTCGTCTGGTGAGAGCACCCCGACATTAATAATAGTGGAAGAAGCAGGAGCGCGATCAGAGTAATCAGACTTGGAAGACTCCATCTTTGTGGGGTCCGTCCCATACCGTTGAAGCATTTTGACATAAACATCATCACGTTCACCTTTTTGCAACTCGAGCGTTCGGTTCAGAGTATCCCTGAGCTGCGCCGACTCGTTTGCTTGCCGTTCGAAATTGTCAGCCGCACTTTTAAGCTGCTTGCTGACTTCCTGGAGAGTGGTAAGCGACTTCTCGTCGAGGTTGCTGGAAGTCTGGCGAGGAAACGCCCAACTGCCTGCAATCAAAATGAGAATGATCAGCATGAACAACGTGCTGACGATGCCGCGTAACTTATCCGTGAAGAACATATCTTTGATCTCCGCACCCATGTGGTTTAGTCCTCTTGAATCAGACCACGTATGTAAAGAAAATACCCTGTGTGAAGAGCACTTGGTTTGTACCGGTTGGTGTACCCGTGGAAGACATGGCCTTCGTTATAGGTACCGGTTGCATCATTGACGTATTTACGTTGAGTCCCGATGTCTAAGTCGAGAAGTCTCCTGTTGATGATCTTGCGTGTGAAGTACTTAGGAAGGAGACCGCCACCTGTGATAAAAGGGAGGGGGCGAGTTTCTTCTGTGTGGTACGTAAAGGGATACTGGTAAACAACCAGCGGTTTAACCTCTGTGTAGAGATGAGGGTTGTCCAACACAATCAAGAAGCTTGAAGGGTCAGTCAGAAGCTTGACGAAGAAGTCTTCAGTGTTGAAGAAGTCCTCTGGCACAACCTGGCGCTCTGGCTTGATAATACTATCCAGATCAATCCAGTCTTTGGAATCGAAGATGCGGGAGAACCAATCGACCATCTCGGTATTCACCGCCATGGAGTTCTCACCACGGACCTGCAAGATATCGTTGAGGTAGAGACGACCCCCAATCGATACCCATACTGTCTTGCCTTTAAGAGAGACAGGTGAGGTGAGGTGCAGGAAACGGTAGGTGTCATGAGCTTCGAACTGGATCATCTCTGGGGTGATCGGGTAGGTCTTCAGTTCAGACACTGTGTTGAAGTTCAGACTGGTCACGTGAATGTTATCGTTCACGTTGAAGTGTTTACCGGCATTCAACAGGTAGATACAGTCGTTGCCTTCAACAGCCCGCACCAGATGGTTGTTAACCGTCCACAGAGAACGATTGACCAGCTTGTCGTACTCAACCGCAGTACCGTCGGTTTTGGTAACCCGAATGTCTTTGGCGTTGCTGGTAGTCAGTAGGTCCTGGTGTTCGTCACCACGGCTAGCATCGCCTGGTAACAGGGAGAACCATTTGTACTGGATGTCGTGACAGGTAACGAAACGGTATTCAGAACCTGGCAGGGTATTCGAGGTGATCAGTGGGACACTGGCGTTAGCGGTCAACCAATCCTGAATCACACCGGTAAAGGAAATGAGTTGATTCTGATAAGCCAATGCCTCTAGGGAAACTTCCTGGAAACCCAGCTCGTCATAAATCACAATGATCAGATTATCAAACTGGGTAAAAAGATCCTTGGTTTGAATAGCACTGATGTCTAAAAGTTCTTCTCCTCTGGGCACCAGTCGGTTGATCCCGACCGCCCGTTTATACGTGTACATTGGGCTAGACTCCTTGCGATTCTATGAAAAAACTAGCCTCTACAGGCTACTGTAGAGACTGGTATCACTATGTGGGGGCAGGTCATAAGATGCCCTTTTATTGGACCCCAGGAGTTATGAAATGGCCAACATTGTTTACGAATGGAACCCGTTCCAGCAACGCGTCGATAACCGAATTACGAAAGAGGTCATTAAAACCTCCACGGTTACCGATCGTGTGGAATTTGTTCCACGTGGCGCCCCCTTCTTTTCCCGTAACTTCCAGCTGTACCGTCAGGGCTCTCTTGACCCACTGGTCTTAGGTTACGATTACTGCTTTGCTCACCAGTTCGGTAAGTTCATCGGTAAGTACGACCGTAACGTGTTCGGTTCCGTGATCATGCTGCGTCCTGTTGCCAGCGATGTACTGCTGGCTAGCTATGACACCATCGGGGCAGGTTTCGTGCTCGATCAGGTGGCATTTGCTGAGCTGGTGGCGAACATCGTCAACGCGCCTCGCATTGCAGACTGGGAAGAACTGGACGTTCCTACCATTCCTACTGAGTTCCCGCCTGATCCGCACGATCACCCGGCTACCCAGACCTACGACTACGAAGAGATGATGACCGCTCTCAAGAGCCTCGTTCTCTCTGTGACCGACAGCGTCCAGAACGTAACGATCAAAGAGCTGCTGGAAGAACACCTGTCCGCCTCACTGATCGAAGCCCACGCAGCCACCGCAGCAGATCTCGGCCTCCCATTGACGCCGAACATGAAAGTCGGGGTTACCTCTGACCTGGCAGGTAACAGTGGTAACCTCTTGGTCACCATCAACCTGATGAAGACGGCCCTTCGCCAACTGGCAGACGGTACCTTGAACCTGGGCCCAGGTGGCGACGCTCCGCATCCTCCAACCGAACTGAACATCTCTTCTTCGGTCCAGGGTAGTTCCACTGTTTACACTATTACTATTAGAGGCGGTGTGGCAGCAGACGGTACTGCTGTTACGTATACACTGACTCAATCTGGTGGTGCTACGGTTGTATTCAGCAAGAGCGCCGGTATCGCAGAAAACGAACAAGTAACCTTTACGGCTCCAACTGTACAGAGCAATACACTGGTTACTATTTCGGCTACTGCGGTCGATTCTATTGGCGCTGTCAGCGCACCCATCAGTGCCTCGGTAACCCTGGTTAAGGACGGCGGTGGTTCTACTCCAGGTATCGGTTCTGGGACCATTACGTACATCGATACCGACGCTGTTTTGACTGCTGCACAAGCAGGCATTATCGTCATCGATGCATCGGTGGCTAGCCGTGCGGTCGTTCTGCCTCCTTCTAACGAAGAGTTGGGTATTACTGACTTCATCGTTCGTCGTAAAGACAACACCAGTAACACACTCACCGTTGCCGGATCCGGGACTGACAAAATCAAGTTCCACACCCACCTGCGTCCTGAAGGTTACGGGTTTCTGATCCTCGTGGGTGCCGGTGACTACTGGCATCTGAGAAGTGATAAGAACGGCGGCTGGATTCCAGTGAGTCGTTACGACAACGCACCGCTGGGTCATCCAGTAATGGAGAGTACGATTTCGTTCAACCCGGGTGGTTGGGGTCCGATGAACGGTACTGTGCTTACACGGCTTGCACTTCCATGGCTGTGGGATCACGCTCAGCAATCGGGGATGTTTACCACTGAAGCGAATCGTGTTGGTAATGAAGGTGGCTGGACTCAAGGTAACGGTACTACTACATTCCGTGGTCCTGAAGTTCGTGGTCGTTTCCCGCGGTTCCTGAGTGAAGGGGCTCCGATTGACCTTGGTCGTCCTGGTGGTAGTACGCAGGCTGGACAGCTCGAGTTCCACGCCCACAACATTCCAGGTGCCGGTGGTTTCGGTACGCAGATGATGGGTGGCGGGTACAACAACTACGCACTCTGGGTACCTGGGGTTACTTCTGGTTTCGGTGGTAATGAAACTCGTCCAACGAACGTTGCCTATCCTGGCCGAATTAAAATGATTTGAGGTATTTATGCACATTTATTTGTTTGATGATCTTGGTGTCTTGTTTGGCCCGGCCGCGCTGCCAGATGTTCCTGGAATGGGTCGTTTGATGCCGAGCAATGGCATTGAAGTAGAGGAGCTACTTCCAAAAGCAGACGAAGGCAAAGTCTGGGCTCTGGTCGATGCAGTTCCAGTACAAGTTGTCGACAATCGTGGTGTGGTCTACGACGTGACTAACGGTGTAGAGGAGGAGTGGACTAAGTTGGGTGAACTACCACCCAGCCATACTTCACTGCCTTTCCCTGGCCCTCACTTTGTCTGGAATGGCTCTGAGTGGGCTCTGGATGTTGTGGCGTCTGTTCAAGCACAACGTAACCAGTTGATGTACGCGGCTCACCAAGCCACAGCCGGAATGTCAGACGCCTATATTGCCGGCCTGCTGAGTGATGAAGACGCCAAGACGTTTAAAGCGTTTGCGACTTACAAGGTGGCTTTGAGCAAAATCGAACAACAGCCAGGTTACCCGACTTCTATTGATTGGCCAACCTCCCCTTAGTCAGGACAGTAGCTGATCTATGCGCCTGCATAGATCAGCTACATTAACCACCGCCATTACACGATACCCCTAATCAAGGAGTGGGATATGCAATTTCCTATTGTACAACAGTACATGACGGACATTGACGGCAGCAATCCAGAAAACCAAATCCTGGACGAACCCAGACATGTCGAACCCGGTCTGTGGACCCGGGTAATTGTGCCGCTTCACGCACCTTTCTTTGTTAACTCGTTGGTCATGAAGAAGCCTAACGGCGAACCCCTGATCTACGATAAGGACTACCGCATCCACCGTCTGATGACGCGTCTGACAGAGCACTGTGCCGAACCAGTTTCTTGCATGATCGAACTGATTCCAGAAGACCTGACAGATGTGCTGATGGACTACAAGGTGGTCGGCGAGTTCTCTCTGATCGATAACAGCATGTTGCAGCTCGTCACCGCCGCTGTTGATGACGATCGTCCTGTGTGGTGGGAGAACCTCGAAAACAAACCGGTTGTCTTCCCGCCTACCTTGCACAGCCACAGTTTGATTCGTGACATCATTGCTTGGCAAGACGCTATCGAATGCATGGACCTGTACCTGGCCATGAAGCGGGCCAACGGTCGTGAGGCAGTACAGGTCCGGGTTGACCACTTCTACAACCTGTTGACGAACTACATCACAGTATACGGCAACATGCTGTCGACGTACCTCAATAACCACCTGGGAGCGGATAACGCGCACGGACTGACGTCGGCTCAGGTCAATAAAGAGAAGGTCGATAACTTCGCTACCGCTACCGTTGGTAACGTGATGCAAGGCCGTAAGGACTTGCACCTTACCCCGATGGCGCTGGAAACCATTGTTGAAACCTACGGCTTCAACAGCGAAGAGTTCTTGGGTGCTGCGTTGCTGCCTTTGTCTCGTTTCGGTAACACCAACTTCATTCCTCCATCGATCGATGGTTCGTTTGAAGGCCTTGGGAGTAAGGCAGAAACCTGTGCTATCTGCCAGGAAGACGACGGGACTATCGTGTTGGTGGGTAACCGCCTGGACGGTCGTATCAACGGGTTGTATTGCTCGGTGATCAAAGACTATCAAACCAATGCCCCGACACAGACCTTTTCCGCTTACCGTTATACCCACCCTAAGTTCATTCAGGACGGAGCTAACGTTGACATGGTGGTGCAGGGTAGCGGTGACCAGGCTATCTTGGTGGGCGACAGTGTTAGAGGTCAGTATTACATCGGGTTGACTAACGGTACTCTGAACCCGTCTAAGCATGTTTATTGCAAGATTGACATGAGTCAGTTGATGCAGGCCGTAACAAGTAATCCAGCCCAGAAACTGAGCGATGTGATTCACCGAGTCAGTATTTCGGTCATTGGGCCGTGGATATACATCTTCTTCAGCCATGCCAACGCTTACGTGGATGATCCAGACGGCGTCTATTGGGGCGAAGGCATGAATTACAAGTACTTCTATCGAGTCAGGATGTCTGACATTCGGTTGTTGAATGACTTGGTTCCTCAGCGGATTTGGATGTCCTACGTGGACATGGACGGAGTGTACCACGCTAACTCCCCAGTGTGGCAGTGGGGAACCCGGGTGGTGCAGAACAGAGAACTGCACCTGGTCTCTAGATTCATCTTTCCGTTTTACCCGAATGCGTTTTGGGCGGTACAGAACTATACGCAACATTCGTTAGCTGCACCAAACCCGAACAACTCGGGAACGTCTGTGCTGAAGTTCATGAGCTACTTCTATTCGACTAACCAGGAGCTTGGGAAGTACGCCTACTCTGTCCTCGAGGTGTCATACGAGATAGACCCTAACACCAACGTCATGACGATGTTGTCGAAGACACCACAGCCCACTATCAACTGGTACGACCAAAACACGTGGCTTCCTACCAACTCCACTTGGGCGGTAGCGGTTGCTGGTGAAAGCAAAATGGGGTTAGCGGTGCTCGATGACCTGACAGTTATCGGTACCGGGTGTTTGACGTACACTGGGTTCCCATGGCAGTCTAAAATAATAAAGGCTAAGGGTGTCGTTAACAAACATGACTTCTTGTCCAAGAACTGGCATCAATTGGCTGTTGATCGTTACGTGGTGTCTACTGAGAAGGTAGTTCCTCCAACAGCAAACAGTGTGATCCCTCGTCCTCCGTTCCAGTTCCCTTCAGGGGAAGCTTTCCACGCGATCTCCAGAGAAGATTCAAGTAAACTGGCGATGTACTGGAAAAACATTACCGGTAAGTACGTTAGTCGCTCTAACGTGAATAACTTATTTATCGGCAATGTTGTGTCGCGGGCTTTGACTAACGATATTCGTAAACTCAATGTTCCTGTGGCACTGGGTGGCTGCGTGGTGACCGTTCCGTCTGGTGACCTGGATCGGTACGGTATTGAAGTAGGTAACTCGGCTTGGTGCGTGGGCGTCCAACGGAAATACTTTGACCGCACCAAGATTGGGAGCGCCTGGACAGACAGTGGTGGTCCTGATGATGTACTGGTGATCGACACCAACAATCTTCGGTATGAGGCTGATGGATCGCTTACGGTAATTCCTACCCATGAGATCCTTTATCCTGCCTGGATCGTCAATGCGCTGAAGGACCAGGTTGAGTTCCCAGCCATGATGTGGGCCAGCCCTAAGGTATTTGTCACCATCTGTGACCCAACGGGTAATACGACCGGACGGTTTGGCTGGCTACCGGTGGTGGTGTACATCACTTACCCTGACCTGGCGACCTTTAGTCGTCGTACTACCATGATGGTGATCGACCCGACGTATTCATACCAAGGGGCGCGCTCGGTTGTTACCGGGTTTAACGTACTGGACAAAGTTCATGATATTTTCTTGAACGGCGCCTCAGAACAAACTGCTTCTTCGTGGGATGCCTGGATCACTGGTGCTAACGCAGATGAAAACCAATGGCGTGATGTTTACTACAAACAGGCCAGCATGCGTTGCTTGTATTACCTCAATGGAAATGCCGTCGATGTTTACATTGACCCGGCGATTCAATGCGGGCGGTACTCTGACGTAAACGGTGGTGCCGGTAACATTCGTTATGATAATAGGGATACCCGCCGTTGGACGTCCGCGTCCATGTTCTGGACTGAGGTGAACATGCAGCCACGCGCGGTAACTCCGGATAACGGTATTACTGATTGTTGGGACCACACACTTAGTACTGGTGGTGCGGCAATTATGGCAAAGGGGGCGGTTAATAACCCTATGCTTGCTTCGGTGTATCCGGAAATTGGCTGGGTGATCTTCTTCCAGGCACCTACGGACGCAGTGTTCCAGGGTAAGCCTTACACCTTCCCAGCAGGGTTGATCGACCTGCGAGACATCGATGCCGCTCCAGGTAACAAAACGTTCTACGTCTACGCCACGTTGGTTAACGGCGTGCCGACGTACCAGGTGACTACTCAGAAACGTTTGGAATCGCTTACCCAATTGTGGGCCGCTACGGTGAAAACCAACGGCAGTCAGATTATCACGGTAGAGCGGCTGAACGTGTTTGCACTGAACGGTCATCGCATCACTGAAGTAAAACGCGGTAACTCCATCCCGGCTGCATCGGGCTTGGTCAACGAGGAAGGTCAAATCCCTTGGTTCTATGCGGGTGAGATCCTTCCTTAACACTAGGCATAAAGGGGAGTGGGTCTAACCCTCCCCTCCTCTTTAAAAAGGCTATCGCAATGGATTCCATCCCTCTCGTAAAGTTTGACATTCGGGGAACAGAACCCGTCAACACTATTATCGGAGAAAAGTGGACGCTGAAAGACAAGACCCTTAACTGGTACTTGCCTGACGGCTCACCTTTCTTCGCTGACGCCGGCATGGTTGTTATGCGCAACCAGAGCGGCGGGCTGCTGCGACGTGACCGTGACTTTTACGTGGAAGGTGAGTTTGTTCCCTTCTGCGAAATGACCGGACGTTCCATCTGCTCTTACATTTGGCTGTCTGATGCAACCGTCGCTGATAACGAATTCGTAACCATCGACTACCAAAGTCTGGGTGCTTACTTTGTTCCGCGCAGTAACTTGGCGGAATGGATCTATGCAATGAACGCGGGCAAGGTACCTATTCCTTGGAGCAAAGTGTTCGGCGTACCACCGACCTTACCGTCGGAGTGGCATACCCACAACATCAAAACTGAAATCATGGACTGGTATGACTTTACCCAGTTCTTCGAGCAGTTGGACGGTATTCGGAAGACACGTGACTACACCTTCAACGATAAGCTGACGGTGGTGATTGACGACTCTTACGACAAGCTGAATGCATCGCGTGACGATCAGCTGAATCGGTTGCAACTGCACGACGGTAACTACTACAACCCACACGGCATTGTCGACTTCGATGTTGATTTGGGTAACGTGGATAACTTCCGTACAGCCACCCCTGCGGAGGATGCGGCTGGTGTATTGAGCAACGTGTTCAGTACGTCGTATGGGGTCGTGCAACTGGCCAAGTCCTTTGTTCCTGATACAGACAAGGCGATGCTGGCGGGTATCATGCCCATCAGTTCGTTTGGTGGTGAGAGCTTCATTCCTCCAAACATCAGCGGGTCGTTTGAAGGGTTGGGTGCGATTTCCGATTGTTCGGGTATCTGCCTGGAAGACAACGGGTTGCTGATGGTTCTAACCAACCATAACGACGGTCGTGCAGAGGGTCTGTATTACTCTTACGTGGAGGACTACGATAAGGCATCGGCTAAGTACGTCTTCTCCGGTTTCAAATATACTCCGGCGTCTTTGTCATCGATCGGGATTAACCCAACTGCTATCGTGTCGGGTAGTAACCACAAGGCGATCATGGTAGGTAACCCTGCCACGAACAACTGGTACTTGGCGATTACTAACGGCACCTTTAACCCAGCGGCTCATGCTTACGTTAAGTGCACCATGACCGCGGTAAACGCCCTGTTCGGCAACAATCCGTATAACAGTCATAACAACGCTGTGATCCACCACATGGGTGACTACCTGGTGCTAATGCAGGGCTACGGTATAGGTTCGGATGAGAAGTATGCATTCTTCCGGGTACCTGTCGCCAGTGTCCGCGCAGGGCTGGCAGTGACTTGGGAGCTGATGTCTGTAACGTACGCCGATTACGACGGAACCCCATACACCAACGTAACCATCTGGAGACCGTTTACCCCAGTGGCGTCTAACGGTAAGTGGATCAAGAACGGTCCATGGACTTTCCGCCAGCCGGCTACCACGTTAAACAAGGCAGGGCGCACCAACTCGATGTCGTGTGCCAATCCAAACGCACCTGGGCAGTTCCTCATCCATGTGTTGATCGGAGTAACCGCCATTTATAACGACGGTGCCGGTGTCGTGGTTAACGTTCCGTTGATTATGGAAATTGGTTATTCGATGAACCCAGCCACTGGTGCAATGACTTTGGTCACCAAAGCGCCAGCATTTACAATTGGGTTTACAGACACCACCACGGCAGAACGTAGTGCGTACATGAACGACTATTACTACGCGTTCTACAACGCTACTTTTCAAAGTAGTTCGGCAGGCATGGTGTTGCTGCCAACGGGTGAAACCGTGGTGGCTACTATCTCCGACGGTAACACCTTCCCGGCATTGCTGGATATCATCCAGCGCTCCAACAGGGCCAGTGATAGCGCGTTGCTACTGGGTGGTCTTACAAACGCAGAGATTCCAATCGGTTTCCGTAAGACGATCTTACCGCAGTTGCGGTCTCCTCTGGTGAGTGGTACGTTCCCTGGCAACATGGTCTATGAACCGGATGGTGAGATCTATTGTGCCACCGAACAAGCTACCAACGATAGGAAGACATATCTGCGACTGGTTACAGGTGCTTATCAGGCAAGACCGGGTATCACCAACTTGACGCTGTCACCGTTATTAGCGCGACCGCTGACCAACTCGGTCTTTGACACTAACTTGGTTTATTCCGATTGTGTCATTGGTATGACTGGTTCTGCTGCTGATCTGACAGCCGGTGGTGTTGAGATGGGTAGTAACTCGTTCAGTTCCTGCGGGTGGACGTCGTACAACTCTGGAAACACGTATTACCCACGCAATGCGGATTTCAAAGCCCCTGCTGGTAATAACGTCTTGCAGACATTCCCACGGACAACAGCTCGTACGCTGGATAATGTGGGGAAGAAAGCGACGTACAAAGGGGTGACGTTCTATGGGTTCCGTCAAGCGCTGATAGATAAGCTGAAAACGTTTATCCCAGCTGGAAACCAGGATACCAAGTACTGGGCGTTCTCCCTGCACATGCTGGGTAACGAGAACGGCGGGATGTTTACCGGGTTAAACGTTGCAGTAGCAGTGATCCACTTCTTTGATATGGTTGCCGCTACCTGCCGTACTCAACTGATCTTGTTCCGTCCAGTGGTAGAAGCACCAAACGCTGATCACCCTGGTGTGTACTTGATTACCGACGTTACCGTGCTGCACCAGCCGCCGCACTTCCGTAACGCATCTAACGTGAGGTTGGCTGAGACCAACTTCCAGACTCCGAGCCAGCCGCACAAGATCCGCGGTCATTTCAACAGCTATCGCGACAATGGCAAGTTGAAGGTCTTCCTCACCTCGCCATACAGCACAGTAACCTCGTCCTCTGTCTACACCAAGCTGACGTCTACTTTCGATATTGACCTGGTGACCAACCAGATTTCCGGTATCTACGGGGCAACTGTCGGGTGGTCTTCAGCCGATCCGGTGATGATGGTTCCAAAGGTGGGGATGACTGATATCACGTTGAGCGGGACTACCCCGGATACTGTGTCGATGACCAACGCTACACCGCTTCCATTTACGTATACCGGTGGTGCGGCGGAGTTGTTCAAGAAGACCAATCCAGACAGCAGCATTAGCTACTACATGGGTGGATCGGCTTATCCTGAAACGGGTTGGTCGTTGTTCTTCCAAGACAACATCGCGGTGATGATCAATGGTACGGCATATCGTGCGCCTGGCGGTTCGATTGACCTGCGGGATATTGACCCTGCTCCGCAGAACAAGACGTACTACATCTATGTGACGATTGAAGATGACTTGCCTAGATACTTGTTGTCGGTCACCCAGTTGCGTAAAAGCAATGCGATGATGCGTGTAGCAACGGTAACCACCAATGCCAGCTCCATCATTACCATTGCTCGGGAGCAACCGTTCATGGTCGGGGATCTTCTTCTGAGTTACACTCGTGAGGGCGGGATCATTCCGATGAGTTCCGGTTTCCCTCAGGATGAAGGTTCGTTTGTCTTCGTACATAACGGCGAGCTGCTACCTTAATACTTCGGGGGAGGCAACTCCCCCATCTCTTTCCTGCTCGACCAATGGAGAACGTCTATGATTATTCTGGGCGGGGAACCACCCTTTGTAGAAGATCCCGCTCCCCGGTTTGGGGAAGTGATCAAAAAGATGAACGGGTTAGTCGAAGCCATTCACACGGCGACCGATGACTTCAACAACAACAACAACGGCAAGTTGGAATCCATCACCGAACAGACTCAACACTTCGTTGATACGGTGGCGCTTCCTATTGACGCTCACTTGGCGGCACGAGGCCCCCAACATGGTGAGACCAAAGCTTCTGTAGGGCTGTCCAAGAAGGATAACTTCCGGACCGCTACATTGGCCGAGCAGATTGCGTTCGCTTCCGTACAGGCCTTTGTAACGCCTCAGGGGGCCAAGGCTGCAATCCTCGCCAGCAACGGTTCGTTTGTATTGAGCGATTACCAGAACAACGACCTGTTTCAGTTCGCTTCGTTCTTTTACCCGGACTATTACCCGGTGGTGACGCCGGCTGTTAACGATCCCATTCGTTACCTGGGACCATCCAAGAAAACCGGGTTGCTGTTAAACAACGATGCTTTGGTGTTCTCACCAGTTTCAGACACCAGTCGTTACACCTATCAGTCGATCTTTACTTCGATGCCAACCGGTGTGGCTAAAGGTACTCGTCTGGGTGAGATCCCCAATCTTAACGCCAGTTACTTGACGGCGGCTTGGAACACGGTGGGTTGTGACACGACTGATGGATTGGCTGCTTTCTTTAAGCCATTGGCTGACAAGAAGATCTATCAGTACAAGAACAACCTGGCCATGGCGGGGAGTAACAAGAACTACCTGCTGTACAGCATGTCCCCTGGGGCGGTGTACAAGGGTCTGGCAGTGTCCTCGTCTTTTGCAGGGACCGTGGTGAGTCTGTACCACAAGTTCTTCGCCACAGGTACCCCGGGGACCGATCCTACCCTGAACCCACAAGTTACTCCGTCCTACATGGCGTTGTTTGACCGCTTCGATGCCGCGCCGTACTCGGCTTCGGCTAACGGCAGTCAAGCGTTCAATCTGATGGACTACGTAACTCTGCCGCCTGGCGCCACCATTGACATCTCCGGTGGTAGTCATGGGATTGTTACTTCGTTGATGTGGAACGTTCCTAACGGTGAAGCCTACCTGCATGTGGCTGTGCCGGTGACTGCTCGTCTTAATGGACTGATTCGCAAACTGGTCTTCAGTTTCATGATGTCGGTGGTTCCTGGGACATTGGCTCCTGGTGGTACCGCTACGTTCAAACAACTGGGTACCCGCGCCAAAGACACATTGGGTACTGATTTGTTACCGACCGGTACACCAAACTGGTTTAAAGACGGTAACCAGTTCGACTTCTTCAACCTCGTGCAATACCCTGGGGTCATGTTGAATTCTGGTGAACTGATCAAAACAGCCTCTACTAAACTGGGTGTCCGAGTTAAGCGGTTCGGTACGGACTACACCAGTGCCAAGAATTGGCTGTTGGCTAATCGACCTACGGTGGATTCACGATTGGCGTCTACAGAAATGTATGCTCCGACACGTCATGCTTGTTTTGGATTGATCCCTGAACGGATTATCCCTTACAGCCACGATACCATCAACACTCGTTACTTGGTGTATGGGGCGGATGAGGTAACCGGTCGTTTTGGTTGGCGCGATCTCAGTTGGGCGAGTTCCAACATTGTGAGTGTTCAGTCGGGTGACGGTACCTTCGGCATTTCACTGCCAGGGCAGACGGTGACGAATGACAACATGGCGGACATGCCAACCGGGTTGTCGGTTTATGTCAACAAGAGTGGTGTGGGTGTCGCACCTAGTGCGCTGGTATTTAATGATGCTAACGGCTATGTCGGTAAGGCTAGCTTCCAGTATCTGAACGGTGCTCTGACGATCGGCGCTGATGTGGCCCTGTCGGTAGCGAGCCTGCTATCGTTACGTGCCGCCAGCGGCTCTGTAATGGCTCGTGCGGCTGTTGCTAACCCACTGGTTGATCCAGCCCAGAGAGATCCGTCGATTCAAGTGTTCAAGTTGACCGCTACCAAAGCTATTGTGATGATCAGTGATGGTCTGAACTATGCTGAAGTGGGTGTGGTGGATTACACCATCGCTAGCAACATGTGTTCTTTGAACTATGGCACTACGGGTACACTTAAGTTGTTCCCGGCTACTCCTGCTGGTCAACCGGCTGTATCGGGCAATCGCTCGTCTGCTTCTGGTGACGATACCTGGATGAACTATTCGGACATGCTGGCAGTGATGGTGGACGTTAACACGTACAACATCGTTTTCCCGCGTGCCTTTGGTAACGTCTATGGCGACGTCTCTTGCACAGTGAGTGGGATGACCACTGCTAACCCATCGGTTACTCGTGGTAAGGTCAACCCGGCTCGTTTGTACCAAGGGCTGGATGCGTTCGACACGGTGGAGGAAATCTATCCGGCGGTATTGATCCCTAACAAGGGTGTGTACCAACACGAACCAACCAACACCCGAGCAGCAACCCTGATGAACGAAGTGGGCGGAACTACGAAAGTAGATCCTTTCAACATCAATCAAGCGGGTTGGGTGCGGTTACCGGCTGGTGCTCGTTTCGTGGTTAACGGTCGCACCATTATCCTGGATCGTGATATTGCAGTTCAGGTAGCCACCTCTGGTGTGTCGTATTGCTACTTGCGTCGTTCGGGTACTAGCCTCTCGGTTATTGCTTCGAGCATTCAACGTGAGCCGGTCAACAACGAAGTACTATTCGGGATTTCTACCAACGGAGTCCTGGCATTGCAGAAGAGTTACATTGTGATGGACAGTCGTTCGATCAGTTCGACTCGTCATGGTTCGGCTATCCCTTGTTTCATCGATGATGGTGGGCAGGGTGTGAACCATTTCTTTACCCGTCGAGATGTGAAGTCGTAAAAAATAACCCCTACCCCAACTGCCACGCAAGGCAGTTGGGGTAGTAAGGTTGTTAAGCGGGTATTGGAGGGCTAGTAACACCTTCACCGTTCTGAACAGCACCGTGTTCGTGAAGGTTCAGGCTAACAGTTGCAGTTTGTACATCGGTGAGACCTTGAACGACGCCTGTGCTGGTAGAGTTACCTGTCCGCATGGTATCGCCAGTTTGGTTGTAATCACCAGTTTGGGTAAAGTCACCGGTCTGCTCGTAATCACCGGTCTGCTTGGTGTTACCGGTGTGCTCCCAGTTACCTTTCCAGCGAGTCAACTTAACATCAGCGTCGATCTGCTCAGCCTGTAGCTGTAACAGTTCGGTCTTGATGTTAATCCCTTTTGTGGCAAAGAGATTAATCAACTCAGGCATAACCGCGGTTAGGCTCTTCTTGTCAATCTTGAAGATAGCCCCATCAGCGTTGCTATAGGTAAACGAGTGGTTCAGTTCATCCCAAACGATAAACCCATTCTCACTCCCACCAAAATGCATCACCCCATCCATGGCATTGATCTGGATGTCGAAGGCTACCTTCTCACCGTTGGCCTGAGAGGTGCGCAACGCCATCAACCCATCACGAGTTGAGATCTTCATCTGGTAGGTGTTGTTAATATCGCCAGGTGTGTTCTCACTAACCTCAGGAGAAGCGCTCCAATTGTAGAACACTGTCTCCAGACGCATGGTTTCAGTGTTAACACCGTCCAGAGTCCAGTACAGCTTGTTCTGACCAGGAACCTGGTAGACGGCCACCTTGGAGCCTTCCCGTACATCAGGCGAGCTGGTACGGTTACTGTCGGTCATGTTCTTCCAGTAAGCTGGCAACACGTTACTGTGCAGCAGATTACTCTTTACCTGTTCCCCTTGGGCGTTGACGCTGGTGCGCTCGACCTGTTTAGGGTTGGCACTGATACGACCGTCGGCGTTGGGGAACAGGTTGGGAATGTAAACCAGGATCTGGTCGGTGTTAGTATCTTTGGTGGCTGCCACCACACCGATACCAATGCAGTGCATTATGTTCATACTTGGCGCCCTATTCTGTAGACCCTTCTAATTTTCTTAAAAAGAATTCTGTTATGCTACTTAAATTGATTCTAGAGAACTATGTTCCGCTCTTGAGTAGCAATATTCATAAAGTGGAACTTGATACCGAACATATGATCAACCTCTTTATCTCCCTGAACGGTGTAGGTAAGAGTTCGATCCTCAAGGAAATGAATCCCCTTCCTCCGGAGAACGGCAACTACAAGAACGGCCGGAAGTTTGTTAAGTGGAAGGTTGGTAGTAAAGTTTACACGATGGATTCTTACACCGGCATTGGTAACGGTCACAGTTTCAAGATCGATGACGGGGAAGAACTCAACAGCAACGGCACGTTCAGTGTGCAGAAAGAGTTGTGTGAGATCCACTTCGGTTTGGACACTGGTCTGGTTAAGGTGATTAGCGGTATTCGTATTGCTGATCGACTGTCAGCCATGTCTGCGTCTCGTCGTAAAGACGTTTTGATGCAGATCTATCCGAACAACACCGACTATGCGTTGGGTGTGTATGGTCGCTTGAAGACTGCACGTAATGAGTTGAAGGCTGCCATCAAGAATCAGGTGGGTCGTTACACTGAAGAGAACCGCAAGCTCTCCTACATCAACGAGTGTGGCGTGGAAGAGTTGGAACGTCGTGTACGGGATGTAGAAGAAGAACTGAAACAGTCGCTTCTACTGCGGGGGAGTTTGGAGTCGGTTAAACTGGATCCAGCTGTTCAGCTTAAGAAACAAGAACTCGATCTGCTTACTGATCAATTGCTGGCTAATAAGCTCAGCGGTGTTTGGTGGAGCAAACGAGAATACACTGACACCATTATCCAGAGCCGTCGTATGCTGGACGGTTATCGCGATCAGGCGAACGTGTTGCAAGGTGTGATCAGTGAGCATGCTGGTATGTTGGAGGGGCTGGAGGAATTCCTTAAGGATCCTGATGCCTTTAAAGCACAGACCAAGCACGTTAAAGGTGATATTGCCGAGACGTTGATCAAGCTTGAAGTCATTGAACAGGGATTGAAGCAATACCCTGTCTTTAATGACCCAGAGAACCCGCTAGACGGTTTGGCGCAGGTTACCCCTGCACTGATGCAGTTTCTTAATCGTGTGACTCCAGCGAGCTCTAAGGAGCTTACAGGTAACCAGTACAAAGCTTTCCAGAATCGCATGGAAGTGGTAGGAACTGAACTGAAGAGTTTTACCAACGACCTCGCCAACATGCAGCATCAGTTGGCACATTACGAACAGGCTGAGACGGTTGAATGTCCGGACTGTACGCATGAGTTCAAGTTGGGGATGACACCTCAGAAACTGGCTAACCTTAAATCCAATATTGACTACTCGATCAAGAAGATTGAGAAGTTGGAAAATGAACGAGACGAACTCCAGGATAAGTTGGACAACGACAGTGAGTGGTTTATCTCCATGAACCAGTTGTTTACCTTTATCCGCGAGAACAGTCACGTCAAGATCCTTCCGGAACTGATCAAGCAGTTTGAAGTAGGACGCTGGGCTACACATCGCCTACAGAACGCCCTGGAGCTTGTTAGTCGCAAAGCTGAGTTGCTGGGCTACCGTGACACGCTGGCAGAAGAAGAAAAGCTCCTGGATGCACGTATAGCACTCCTGGATCGCAACAAGGTGTTGGACGTGGCCATCTACGTTAGCACCACTGAAAAAGAGCTCGTGGATGTCAACAACAAAATCCTTTTCTACCGAGCCAAAATTGACGCCCTTAGTAACACATTGCGGGGCATGCAAACCTATGGGGAAGATTTAAAGCGATTGGAGCAATTGCGGTTCGAGATCCTGCAAGGTTTGGAGAGTGAGGGGAAAGTAAGTCTGCGTTCTGCGGTGGATCATCGCATCAGTGAACTGACCTCTGACAAAGAACACTACATGACCTCGATCATCAAGAGCAAGTCCCTGACAGCAGTGGTGCAATCCATCTCGGCTGACATCGCTCGCTTGAAACGTCGGTTAACCATTGTTGAAGTGCACATGGACGGTCTTTGCCCTAACAAGGGTTTGATCGGTAAGTTGATGAGTGACTTCATTACTGCCATCTGCGGCAACATGAATGCTGTGGTTAACAAAATCTGGAATACCCCACTGTACATCAAACCGTGCAGCAAAGAGAACGGTGATCTGACGTACCGCTTTCCTGTGGTCAAGGGTGAGAAAGACCCTACACCGGACGTGTCAGATTGCAGTGGCGGCGAAACTGATATTTTAGATTGGGCTTTTCGCTTTGTGTTACTGGGGTACCTCGGGTTCCCACTCCCGTTGATCATGGACGAGGTGGGTCCATTCCTGGATGAAATCAAACGCGGCAGGTTCTTTAACTTTGTGGAGGAATACACACAGAGTAACGACGCCCGCCAACTGTTCCTGGTGTCCCATTATTTTAATCAACTCGGGGTCTTTAGAGATCCTAACATCATCGCCTTGCGGTACGAAGGGCTCACCTTACCAGGTGAGGTCAACCAGCACTCAATAGTAATTTAAACCTATATTACTAAGTGGTAGAGATAATAATCGCGTTATCTCTTTTAGTTGTATTCGTACTGCGAGGTCCTGTTTATGACAGCCTACTACTTCTGGAAGAGATAACGATCATGCAAAGCGCACAGATCCCAATTAT